GGGATCTTACGTGGGGGAGTTACCTCCCCCAGGTTAAGAAATTTCCCAGCGCAGTCTCTGACCTAGACGATGTCTAGGATTTTACCTGCCGTTAGGCAGGCACCCACTTCCGCCGAATCCGGAGTTTAAACCGGATGGCTGACTTCTCTAAATGATCCTTTGCTCTCCCAAGAAGGGGAACGTGGAAAAATTTGAGAAGTGCGGCGTAACCGTCTAACCTGTCCCGCCTTTTCAGCGGTTCAAGTACATAGGTAGAAGTTTCATGCCTATGCAAAAACCGGTTCCACTTCTGTGGTTCCGTGTAATTTGGACGTGTATGCCACCCTAGTCCAGCCGACGTTTGGGAAACTAGTGGAAGAGAGGTCTTCAATCTCTCTTCTACCTCATCCCTCACGCAGGTAGCCGCTTTGTAGTAGCAATTCAACCATAAGTGGTTGGAGAACTCTACTAACGACTCTAGTGAACTAGGCTCGGTGGAAGCATTGTCTGGACGAACTCGTAAATAAAGAGGCGTTATATCAACTCCTCTGAACGCATCGAGTCCGCAGCTTTCCTTAAAATATCCGCTAAGGAAGCTCTTATCAGTGTTGACTTTCAGTCCACACTGTTCCAGCCAGAATACTACTTGGTGCGCGTACTTCGAGTGAACGATAATATCATCACCGTACACTCTGATACGCTTCGAAGCTGCCACCACTGCTCCGTAAGAAGGTCTTCGACCTTCCACGTCCAGAATAGCGCAGATGCCAAGAATGGCAAAAACGATACTCTGAACCGGAAAAGTGAGGGCATTACCCATACCGGCAAACTTACCCAGTTCATACATCATTTCTTGTGTTTGAACGTGAGTTGAACGGCACTCCATCATAAGGCTGAAGAAAGCCTCTCTCTGTCCGAAGACTAACTCGACGAGCTTTTGGCTCATCAAGTCAGACGCGGATTTGAGATCAATGGTTGCCCAGTTGTCGAAACGGGAGCCTTCCAAAGCAAGCTTTTGATTCTTACTTTGGTCGGTTAGCGCTAGACAGTTACTGAGTACCTTGCAACGGTCGATATTAGACCGCAACACGGTGTTAAGCCCCTGCTGACAAAATTGTTTCAACAGAGGCTCAACAGTAATTGTTCTCCGACTCGTAGAATTTTTCGGGACGGAGATTAGTCTAGCACTGCTTCGAATAGCCGCATCTTCGAAGGTACTTTGGTCGAGACGACTAAGAGCCTTTACCACTCTCTTGGATACATCCTTGAGATCAATGGCAAAGAGATCGTAGCCGAACCTACCAAG